CTCTGCCGGAGTGTCAAGTGCCACTCAACTTAGAGTTTTGATTGCTGGTCTTGAAGACGGGACAACGACCGGAGCCCAACTTCGTTTGGCTCTGTTGCAGATTGCTTCGTCAACGGGCGGTGTCCTCGGTGATCTTGCTCTTGAAGCGATTGAACTGTCCAGATCTTCTGATGAGGCTGGAACAGACACGGAACGTTTGAGAGCGATCCTTGCAGTTCTTGGAGGAACGGCTGGGAGTGCAGATCGTGCTCTCCTTGGGCTTTCCGGAAGTGCGAATGTTGCTGCATCAAGTGTCCGTGGTCTCGGTGGTGCTGCGATGGCGACAATCAATGCTCTCAGAACTTTGGCAGGATTTGTTCCTGAACTGGCTGCTGCTCAAGACGTAGCAGATCAAATGCTAGACGCCCAGACCGCCTTCCAAAGCGGAGTTGGTGGACTTGATCAACAACTCAGTGCTGGGACACTTTCTCTCGATAACTATGCAGCACAGATCAGTCGTCTGCAAGAGACCTACGCTCTAGCTCGTTCAGAGATCGATGGGACTGCCGCTGCCCAAAGAAGTGCGAACGAGGCTTTCAAAGAATACACCGATGACAGTGCTCTCGGTGCGCTTGATGATCGTGCTCGTGCTATTGAAACGGAAACTCGTCGCTACAACGAATTGGTCGCAACTCTGCAGACCGGTGAAAATGCGACTTCCAGAATTGCAGACGTCACTGCTCAGTTTCAGCAGAGGCTTGCTACAGTCAACGCAGAATTCGATGCTCTCGCTGAGGGCAATTCTGGTGGTGCCTCTGGTGCTGCGAAGACTGTTGAAGAAATCTCCGATGCAATGGAAAGAAAACTGGAGATCGTCGATTCTCTTCTGGAGCCGCTGAGAACTTATACCATGGAAATGGAAATTCTCAATCAACTGCTGCAAGAAGGAACTCTAAATCAAGATCAATTCTCTCAGTCCGTTCTTACTGCTCGTATCAGGTTCCTTGAAAGCCAGACTACGATGCAGGCCGGTTTTGAGAGAGGGTTCCTCAAAATCATCGAGCAGACTGCCGACGCAGCCTCGCAGATGGAGAATATCATCACGACTGCCTTCGATGGTATGTCGTCTGCGATCGCTGATCTTGTTGTCGATGGAACTGCAGATTTCGGCTCTCTGATCCGTAACATCAACAAGATGATAGTTCAGCTTGTCGTCTCTCAAGGCTTCCAACAGTTGTTTGGTGGTGAAACCGGACTTGGTGGCGAGGGTGGTGGAACTAAGAAAGGTCTCTTTGGAGCCTTCTCTGGTTTCCTTGGAGGCATTGTTGACAGTATATTCGGGATCGGAGAGGCGGCTATCCCAGGAGCGGCGCAGGGTGGTAGTTTCCAAGTGGGACCGAGTTCAGGCTTCGGTGGGTTGGACGGGCATGACAATCGTCTTGTCCCGCTTCGTTTGAAAGATGGTGAGCATGTTGAAATCACTCCTCGAGGAGAAGAGCCCGGTGGCGGTCGTGGTAGCACAGGAACGACTGTGATCTTCAACGTAACCACTCCCGATGCACAATCGTTTCAAGCAAGTCAAAGTCAGCTTGCCGCTCGTGCCGCTCGTATGATCAGTTCTGGTAGAAGGAACATGTGATGGCTTTTCACGAAGTTCTTTTTCCAAGTGACATCAGTCGTGGCTCAAGCGGAGGTCCTCGTCGTCTCACTGACGTAGTGACCCTTCGTTCGGGATTTGAGTTTCGCAACTCTCTTTGGGCTAATTCTCGCCGTTCATACAATGCTGGACTCGGCCTTCGCCATATGGATCATCTTTACACAGCCATTGAATTCTTTGAAGCCCGTCGTGGTCGACTCCATGGGTTTCGTTGGAAAGATTGGTCAGACTTCAAATCTGGATCACCGACATCTACTATCACCAATGCTGATCAACAGATTGGAACTGGTAACGGTGTGATAACGGTTTTTCAGTTGACGAAACTGTATTCCTCATCTTCAAGCCCTTACACCAGAGAAATCAAGAAACCAGTGGCTGGGAGTTTGACAGTTGCGATCAATGGGGTTGCGAAGACAATAACGACTGACTACACTATTGACACGACAACTGGCTTGGTGACGTTCCTCGTTGCTCCAGGGAACACTTTGTCAGTGACTGCCGGTTTCGAATTCGATGTGCCAGTTCGTTTCGATCAAGATGAAATTCTCGTGAATGTGGAACTGTTCGACTCTGGACAGGTCCCTGACTTGAGTATCATGGAGATTCGCATATGAGCAAGCTAGTCTCTTCTGCTCTACAGGTTCATCTCGATACGCGTGAAGTAACGATGGCTCACTGTTGGAAAGTCACTCGATTGGATGGCACTGTCCAGGGTTTCACTGAGCATGATGTTCCACTGACTTTCGACTCTGTTACGTTTGAGGCAGACTCTGGATTTACTGCAACAAAGATAGATTCAAGCATTGGTCTATCTGTTGATAACCTCAATGTCGAAGGTGCCTTGAGTAGCGACACTATCAACGAAGACGATCTTTCTTCCGGCAGGTATGATGATGCCCAAGTGGAACTCTATTGGGTGAACTTCGAAGACGTCTCGCAGAGAGTCCTCCTCAGCAAAGGAAATCTTGGTCAAGTCAAAAGAGGCGAACTCGCCTTCGATGCTGAATTGCGTTCGCAGAGCCAGAGACTTCAACAGACCACTGGACGGATATACTCAAGAACTTGCGATGCCATTTTCGGTGACTCTCGCTGTGGAGCAGACCCGACTTCTTTCGACAGCACCGGAACAGTGTCAAACGTGGTTGATAATCGCCAGATGGTTGTCACCGGACTCTTAAACGATGTGACAGATTATTACACTTTTGGACTTCTGGAATTCACCAGCGGGGCGAATAACGGATTGAAGTTCGAAGTCAAGAGACACGAGCCAGGACTGTTAATCTTGTGGGATCAGCCGCCTTTCAACATTGCAAACACTGACACATTTGATGTCATCGCTGGCTGCAACAAATATGATACAACTTGCGCTTCGAAGTTCTCGAACATCGTGAATTTCCGTGGATTCAATTTCATTCCTGGGTCAGACTATCTCACTCGGTATGCTTTGAGAGACGGATCGCAAATTGGTCAAAGCATTTTCAATGAGTGATCGCATAACAGAGATAGCCCGTGAATGGCTCGGGACTCCTTACATGCACCAGATGTCTGAGATTGGTATAGGCTGCGACTGCCTAGGCCTCCTCCGAGGTGTGTGGCGCACCTATTACCAACGGTCGGAGCCAGAGGAAGCTCCGAACTATACAGCCTCTTGGGGAGACCACAGAACTGACGACCCACTCTTGGCTATTGCCAAGAAACACTTTGATGCGGTAACATGCCTTGAGCAAGCCGAGGTTTTAATGTTTCGTATGCGACCGACCGTTGCTGTAAAGCATTGCGCCATCTACACCGGAAACAAGGTCATGATTCACGCCTATTCGAATCACATGGTAAGAGAAGAGGAATTCACTGACTGGTGGAATAAAAAACTCGTCGGTAAATTCAGGTTCAAATGAATGGTCTCTCTTCTTCTCACATCAGCAGTTGCCGCCTCTAGCCTCACAGGGTTTTCCTTGTTCGCAGCAAGTTTGGCGGCTGCGACGATTGGTAACTTCATTGACAGCAAACTGTTTCCAACAAATATCAGTCAAGAGGGACCAAGACTTGAGAGCATCAATCTCAGCACGTCTTCAGAAGGACAGCCTGTAAAGAGACTGTTTGGAACTTCTCGCCTTGGTGGGAACATGATATGGGTCACGAATTTTCGTGAGGTTTCTACTACCACGACTCAAAGTGTAGGTGGAAAGGGAGGCGGTGGCGATACAATCTCAAACATTGAATACACATATTTCGTGAGTGTTGCTTTCGCTTTCTGCGAGGGTAATCCTCGTGCTTCTCTTGGGCGTATATGGGTAGACAATCGTCTCATGGAGACCAGTGGAATTATCTACAGGTTCTACCCTGGATCAGAAACACAGACAGTTGACCCGAAGATCTTACAAATTGAAGGTGTAGAGTCAGCCTCTGCTTTTAGAGGAATTGCTTACATAGTTTTTGAAGAACTTGATCTCACAGAATTCGGAAATCGCATTCCGATGATAACAGCTGAGATTAATGTTCCTGTATATGATCTATCAGCAGATTTGTTAGAGAATTTAATTCAAAGCGTAAACTTGATTCCATCAACTGGTGAGCAAGCGTATGCAACGACTCCAACTGTAACCTTGATAGATGACCAAGTTTCTTTTTCAAACTCCAATCTCAGTGCAGACAAAACTGATTTTGTATGGTCTATGGAGAATTTGAAGTCACAAATGCCGAATGTCACGAGTTTGAATCTTGTGATCTCTTGGTTTGGTGATGATCTACGTCTCGGCTCTGGGACTACGAAACCAAAGGTAGAGTTCGGACCATCTGTCAGCAGCAATTACGTCTCTGGGATAAAAGGACTGATAGACTCTGACTATGGTTTCACACAATCGACCGATGACACTTGGACTGTCAACGGTTTGAACAGAAACAACGCAGATGTCGTTTCTAGAGATGCTCTGGACAATCCGAATTTTGGAGGGACTCCTGCTGATTGGTCAGTGACAGAGGCAATTCTATACACGATAGACACGGCGGGACTTGATGTTCATTTCTATCCGTTTATATTGATGGACATTGTCGCTGGGAACACTCTTCCGAACACTGACGGAGTGACGACTGGTCAGCCAATTTTCCCATGGAGAGGAAGAATTACTGTTTCTGCACCCTCTGTCGATAAGATGGCTGCTGCTGGAACGGAGATGGATGCCTACATGGGTTCTGTCACAAGAACTCAGTTCTCTAACACTGGAACTAGGATAACCTACTCAGGTGCTGCTGGCGATTGGGGATATCGTCGTTTCATCTTCTTCTATGCTCATCTATGTGCTGCTGCTGCTGCTGTGAGTGTGACCCCGACACGCTTCAAGACTTTCTACATCGGAACAGAACTCGTTGGTATCAACAGAGTGAGAAACAATGCTGGCGTCTATGTTGGAACAGCCGCTCTTGTATCTATTCTCAACGATGTCCGATTAATCTTCGACAGCTACGGAATGACTCACGTAGAACTTTCGTATGCTGCTGACTGGAGCGAATATCATTCTCATCGCCCAGAGGATGCCTCTGGAGATGTCTTGTTTCCTTTGGATGCAATCTGGTCGAATGCCGACTGTGACCATATTGGCATAGACAACTATACTCCTATCTCCGATTGGCGGGACGGAACGTCTCATCTTGACTTTGGTGTAGGGAACGACGTTTATGGAAACCCAAGAGCGAGATACATCTACGATCAGTCTTACCTGAAAGGTCAGATCGAAGGTGGAGAACTCTTCGACTATTTCTACGCGAGTTCAGCAGATCGGGCCTCTCAGACGAGGACTCCGATTCAAGATCTGGCTCACAGCGAGCATTGGATTTTCCGTCAAAAAGACATGAGAAACTGGTGGTCCAACACTCACCATCCTCGCCCCCTGGGAGTCAGGGCCGCTTCTCCTTCTTCTTGGGTTGCTAGTTCAAAGAGAATTCGTTTCTCAGAATTCGGTGTTCCAACTATTGACAAAGGGACAAATCAACCGAACGTATTCTTTGATCCGAAATCGTCTGAAAGCTTCGTTCCTTATTTCTCTAACGGAAACAGAGACGATCAAATTCAGCGTTCTTATTATGAGGCAATGATCACTTATTGGAGAGACAACTCTCCCACTTCTCCCATACGTATGATCGCATCTGCGGAAATGTGTGCATGGGCTTGGGATGCTCGTCCTTATCCTGCATTTCCGTATCGTTCAGATTTTTGGTCAGACTCTCCAAACTGGACTTTCGGTCATTGGCTGAATGGCCGTGCTGGCTCTGTTCCGTTGGCAGAGTTGGTGAAGATGATCTGTTCGTGGGTTGGGTTCACTGCCGCTGATCTTGACGTCACCGAACTAATTGGTAGGAATTCGATAGTTCGTGGCTATGTGATCGATAATCAATCTTCACCAAGAGCGTCTTTGGACCCTCTCTTCTCAGCTTATCTTTTTGATGGCTTCGAGTCTCAAGGTAAGATGAAGTTTGTCCTTCGTGAATACACAACATTCGAAGAGATCGATGTTCAGGATCTTGTGTCTCAGGGTGGGGCCAAGAGTTCTGGATATCAGATCACCAGAGCCCAAGAGACAGAGATGCCACAGAACTCGTCTGTGTCGTTCATCAACCCTGCTGATGATTATCAAGTAGCGACTGCCACTGGAAGTCGCCAGACAACGACAAGCAAGACTTCTGTCGACATGAGATATCCTTTGGTGTTTGAAACTGGTTCAGCGAAGATGCTCGCTGAGATCATGATTCAACAGGCATGGGCTGCTCGTGAAAGCATCGAGTTGGCCTTGAGCAACGATCGCATCAAATATGATCCTGGTGATGGATTCTCAATAACTATCGGAAATCGTCTCAAGAAGTTTCGCTTCTCCGGAATCTCCAAAGGGGACTATCTTGAGATTGATGGAAACGGCATGGACGTCTCAATCTACGATGCAGTCTCCAGCAACTATGGGAGCAACACGACGAGCATTCTCTCAACAATCGGCAGCACGAATCTGTATTTCATGGATCTCCCCTTGGTGACTGGTGACGAGCCTCGTCCTTGGGCTCCAAGAGTGGCGGCTTTCCAAACTCCGTTTCCTCGCTCGGTAGATATCTATGAAGTGACGAACAATGGTGCTGACTTGAGTTTCAATAATAGTATATTGGTTCCATCCCAAATGGGAATTCTGTCCGCCGCTCTGCAGATTGGACCGCACGAGATCATCGATGAGGGGAATGTTCTATCAATCGATCTTCGGTCTACGAGTTTCCAGATTCTCAGCGAAACCGAAGAGAATGTTCGCAACGGGGCAAACGCAATCGCCATATTGACTCCTAGTGGAAACTGGGAAATACTGAAGTTTGTGAATTCTTCTTTCGTTAGTGGAGCAAGATATGATCTTACTAGACTGTTTCGTGGTCAACTCGGGACTTGGCCTATCATGGAAGTCATTCCGATTGGCTCACCGTTTGTGATTTTGAATCCTGCTGGAACGAATGTTCTTTCTATAGCGGCCGAAAGAAAACTTGATGCCATCACTTGGAGATATGGTCCGAACGTTTACGGGACGGCAAGTCCCTTCTTTAGAACTCAAACTCACACTGGTAAAGCTGTTGGAGAACTTCCTTATCCAGTGGCTGATGTTCAGTTTTTCAAGACTGCTGCTGCCGATGTTCTCATTACTTGGAGACGGCAAACCAGATTTAATGGTGAAGGATTTGATGCTGCAATCGTGCCTTTGAACGAGGACGATGAGCGGTATGAAATCGATTTACTTACGAGCCTTGATGTGCTAATAACTACCGTGACGACAACCGTTGCATCTTACAGTTATGTTGGAGCGCCAGCGAACTTCAAAGCGCGAATTCATCAGATGTCTACCAATATCGGCAGGGGAAGACCAGTGACAAAACAGAGTCCCTTCTAATGGCAACGACAATCAACAATCTCCCGCTTATGGATTCTGCTCAAACGCAGAAGTATCTGACGTTCAATTCTGCGATCAGCTATCTGGATGCTCTCGTCAATCCGACAGTTTTCAACCGAACGACATCTACTCCACCTGTGAGCCCAACGGAAGGAGATCGATACATCATCGGTTCTGCACCGACTGGTGCATGGACAGGACTGGCCAACAGAATCGCTGTCTACATCGGCACAAATTGGGTCATTTTCACTCCTTCTGAAGGATGGAACGTCTACGATCAAGGCGCGAACGAATATGTCAGTTTCGATGGTGCTTCTTGGGTCACACTCGCTTCTTTGGTCGGTGGTCCCGGTGGTGGATCGAGTTTTGTTGATAACGCTTTTGAATTGGTCGACAACTTGGACGGCACAAAGAAAGCGGTATTCCAGCTGTCTGGTTTCCCAACATCGACAACTTACACATACACTTTGCCAAACTCGAGTTCAACTCTTGCAATTCTTGCCGGGACTCAAACTTTCACTGGAATAACTACGTTCAGCGGAACGTTTGACGTCTCTGCCGCGACTGCATCACTGGGAACTGCAGTCGTGGCTTCTACTGCCAACGTAGGAAGTGGGGCAATTACGACTGGTCTCACTAAAACCGTAAACCTTGGGACTGCAGGACTTTCTGGATCGACGACAGGAGTTAACATTGGCTCTGCCATCGCTGGCGCTCTTGGAACGTTGGTTGTAAACTCACCGACTGTGACCTTTGCATCAACGGTTTCAGCGATCGCAATGGACGCTGCAAACCTGTCTGTTTTGAGGACTGGGATCGGTGGTGCAACGGCGGATGCAACAAATCGACTGTCTGTGAATACTCCAAACGTTCTGTTCAATAATGCTGGCACGAACATTGACATGACGTTCAACAAGAACGCATCTGGGAACGATGCTACTATGAGTTTCAAGACCGGGTTCAGCACAAGGGCGATTGTTGGCTTGGCTGGGTCGGACGATTTGACTGTCAAGGTCAGTCCTGATGGAACATCATTCTTTGACGCTTTTTCTGTTGCTCGTGCCACTGGTTTGATGAGCGTCGCCAACGGCCTGACTGTTGTTGGTGCACTGACTCTGCCAGCAGCATCAGTCACACTGGCCAATCAAGCCAATGTGGCGACTGCTAGAATTCTTGGTCGGACCACGGCTGGCACGGGAGTTCAAGAAGCACTGACAGCAGCGCAAGCGACGGCCATTCTCGACGAGGCTACGGCCGCGCTGAAAGGGCTTGGCCCGGTGAGGTCCGGGGTCGCGACTGATTTCCTTAGCGGCACGGGCGTTTATTCCGCCCCGTTGCCATCACTGGCTTCCGATCCGGGTTCCCCCGCCGACGGGGATGCATGGTACAATTCGACCACAGACCAGTTGCGGATGCAGATGAACGGGTTGACGCGGATACTCGATGCCGGCCCAATTCCGCATCAAGCCCCTGGCACCGGCCATTATGTGCCAATGACCATGGGCGGGTCAAGCGGTGCGTTGACCACCCTGATCGGGGCGGCAAACCGGATGGACATTTACCCATTCACCCCGCGCGGCGATTTGACCATCGACCGGCTCAGCATCAACTGCACCACCGCTGTCGCCGCATCCACGGTCAAGATCGTCCTCTATGCGTCCGATACAAACGGCAAGCCTGCCGCGCTGATCGTGGAAACCGCAACGCTCGACACTTCCAGCACCGGCGTCAAGGAGGCCACCGTAT